GCCTCCACCACCACCGCCACCACCGCCACCGCCCTGCATTTTTGCAGCATCGATTGCGGCACCAAGTGCAGACATTGCACCGGCCACGGTCATCACTGAGCCATTGACGTTGCGCAGCTCGTTGATCTGCGTCTGTGCATAAATCAATTGCTCTTCGTAATAAGCGTTAGTCGCTGCCGCCTGAGCATTAAGATCGTCAATTGTTTTTATTGCGACCTCAAGCTGCAATTCTGCTGTCGTTTTCTGCTCTTCAGCCACTCCCTGCAAGTCAGAGAGCTGCGCTGCAAGCTGCATCTGAGCAAGTTTCTGCTGATAGGCCGTGGCGTAATTTGTCGACTCCATGCCTGCGCGCACGGCTGCAACCGCCGTTTCGAGCATCTGCTGATCCGGCAAATAGCCGGTATTGTTTGCGGCCTCGACTGCGTTGCTAATAAATGCGCGACCCTCGGCTGCTGACTGAGCAGCACTCGTTGCACCCGATAGCTCGTTAATTTGAGCGGTCAGGAAGTCAAAGACCGAGGTAAGCGAGTCGACGTTTTCTTGCGCGACTTGGCGCTGAGCCTCTGCGATTACTTTCTGGCGCTCGATTGCGTCGATAGCTGCTTTTTGCTCGCGCTGGATCGCTGCTTGCAAGTCTTGAAAGGCTGAGTCGACCAAAGACGCTAGCGAGTTTTTAAGGCTGGCAAAGGCTGGCGCGAGTTTGATCAAGTTTGCAAATAGTGTGTCGTTACCAGCTGCGCGCGCGGCCTCGACCATTGCGCGAAATTGTGCGTTAGTCGATGGCAACTGAAGGCCAAGCTCGTTAAATACTTTGCTCAGGCTTTCGGTTGTCTTGTCTGCGCGCTCTTGTGCCGAGTAAAAGTTTTGATAGTACGCATCGGTGGCCGCGACGAATTTCTCGACGCTGCCAAAGGCCTCGACTAGTTTGCTCGCTGCGTCTGCACCTGCTGCCGAGGCGTCGTACAGGGTGATATTGAGAATGCCGAGCGTGTCGTTTGCCAACTTGAGGCCTGAGCCTAAGCGTGCGAGCGTGTCCGAGAATGCCTCACCGGCACGTTGAAAAGGTGCAATCTCGGCCGCGGCAAAAGTAGCCAGGCCATCAGCGTAGGCCTTGATTGTCGCGTCGATTGCCTTTTTTGCCTCTTCTGGTGAGAGACCCTCTAGACTTTTTTCAATTTCGAGCGAGTATTGCGTAAGGTCGCGCGCTGGCAATTTGAGAATGTCTGTGTACTGGCGAACTGATAGAGCTACCGCGCCGACAGACACATCAAAATATTTTTGCAGCTCTGAGTCGACTTCTTTTAAGTCTGTGCCTTTTTTGCCGCCGCCGAACCAGCCGCCTTTTTTACTCCAGTCTTCGTACTGTTGAATGGAGTTTTGCATTGAGTTGAAGGTGATCTTTAAGCCGGTGTCGTCGATCTTCTTTTTGCCTGTACCAAAGGCTGCATTTGCCAAGCCGCCGACCACGCCGCCGATTGCTGCGCCAAGTGGGCCACCGACCATAAAGCCGATTGCTGTGCCGACAGCCGGGGCAATCATTGAATTTGTTTCGCCAATGCCTTTGCCATCGCTGATGATAGTACCAAGAGCAAGGCCAGCACCAACACCTGCAAAGGCAGACGCAGCCGAGCCGATAGTGCTAGAAGACATTACAAGATTCGCCCCGGCATCGGCCATTAAGCCGCCAGCCTCACCAGCCGAGGCCATTAGTGAAACTCCGAAATCACTTGCGGCAGAGGCAACCGTCGAACCCAAAGATGCAAAGCCGCCAGTAATCATTGAGTAGGCACTTTTTAAATTGCTTGCCATGCTGAGCATACCCATCGAGCCGCCGACAGAGCCACCCGAGCCATCTTCTGCCGCGGCCGCGCCTGGCATACCGGCAGACATAAACCCGCCAACCATGCCAGTGATAATCGGCTGCAACATTGGCCGCAGGATCATCGTCTTAAACATCTTGACGAGGAAATCTTTAGCGTTAACGCCACCTTCCATTAAGGCATCGGTTAACGATTGCCCGATCTGGTTGTTAATCTGCTTGATCTCGTCTGCGTACTTTTCCTCTGCTTTGAGTCGGTCTGCGATTGCTTTATCGTCGATCTTCTTGCGGTCATCGACGAGCTTTTGCATCTGCTCTTTTTCAATGGTCGCAAAGATCACGGCTTCAGAGTAAGTTGCCCACTCGGCTGTGCCTTCTTTAAGGCCAAGGGTAAGCAACTTTTGCAAAGCAATAGCTGTCTCTTTCTCGACGTTTGACATTGTCAGCGCTGCAGTCTCAAACTGGATTGCATTGACAAGGTCGTTGGCTTTGTCGATCATTTTTTGATACGAGTCTGCGCCTTCTTTTTTGTAGTTAATAAATTCTTTTGCAGACCTAGCCGCCGCTGCGGCCGCTTGCGCCTCCGCTGCCGACTCTTGATCGTCAACTTTATTAGCGCGCTTGACCGCGTCTAGCTCTTCGGCTCTTTTTCTTGCCGTAAGGATGCTTTCCGAAAACGCATCAATTTCTTTTCGTGCCGCTGCCGCATCGGCTTTCATTTGTGTGCCGATTTCGCTAAAGGCCGTAAAGTCAAGCGTGGCCAACGCGCCGAGCTGCTTTGCAATGCCGACAATCTCTAGGCCGACTTGCTTTAAAACATAGACCACATTTGCGACAATAACGATCACTGCCTCAAAGGCAACTGCAATTGCTTCAACAAGTACCGAGAGAGCGCCGCCGGTGCGCTTCGATTCGGTAAAGGTTTCTGCAAGGGTTACAAGAATAGGCAGCAAACCGCTTGCAATGACCATGCTAGTACCCTTGGCGGCTGCTCCCATTTCTGCAAGTTTGTCATTAAACTCGTCGGCTCGCGCAACTAGCTCTGGCGTAATACCAGATAAAGCCTTGCCCTTGTCAACCATCTCTTGAATTTTTGCGCCACCCTCGGCCAGCAAAGGCGCAGCAGATGCCCAGGTCTTACCAAGTGCCTCGGCTCCAACTGCGGCTCTCAGCTGTGGGTCTTTAATTTGTACAAAAATATCTGCAAGCTGCTTAAACGCCTCCAGCGGTTCTTTAGCTGTAATTCCAAGTATTTTAAATTTCTCAGCGTCCTGACCCATCTGGACAGATAGCTTGTTAATTGCTTGAGCTGTTCCATCAAGATCGCCGCCAGACTGCTTGGCCGCCAGCTCAAGGCCGGACAGGTTCTCGACAGAGATGGCCGTGGCTTTGCTTAGATCGTTGAGCTTGTCGGCCGCGTCGATTGCGCCCTTGATGTACGAGGCAAAGGCTGCGACAGATAAGGTCGCGCCAAGACCCGCGAGCGCATTCATTGCGCTGTTTGCGCCGCTTTTGATCGACGTCATCGCGCTGGCGACGGTCTTTTTTGCAGCATCCATATCTTTCTGCAAGCGAGCGACGTTAGCCGCCATCTCGATTGTCAGGGTGCCGATCGGTGTGCTCATTTTTCCGTCATCTCTTGAATTGCTGCGCGATCAATAAAAAAAATCGTCTCGACTTCAAAAGGCGAGAGCTCGACATTAAAGACTTGCTGATAGGCAAGTAATTCACTAAATAGAATTGGGCTGATGCTCATTCCCCCGGCTGGCCGCGAGCAATGGAGCTCCATGAATACCCTCAAGAGGTAATCGCTGCCCAATGGAATTGGTGGAACATCTAATTCAGGTGGTGCCTTACCTGTTGCTTTTTCAATGGCGCGAAGGTGGTCGAGCTCTGAGCTGCCATCTTCGCGCTTCTTACCTAAGCGTATTTGCGCTCTAACGTGGGCTGCTAGGCCTTGGCTGAGCGCGTGATAAAAAGATCCTTTTCACCAAGAGCCGTGTCGAGTTGGTCAACGAGCCAGCCCATCTCTGGGTTTGTGTAGAGCTCGGTTGCTGCTGCCTTAGAAAAGACTACAGGCACGCCAGCATCGTCGATTAAGCCTGTCCAGCCAAGGGTGAAGGCTGCAAGGTTTTCTTTCTTTTGGCTCTCGGCATCCTCTGGCTCGGGCATCTCGGCGCGGCCAGTTTTTGCGTATGAACGTAAGAATTTGCGCGACTGCGCGAAGGTGATACGCTTGCGGTCTGGGTGCTCAGGGCCTGCCATTTCAAAGATGACGCCAGTGGGTTCGCCAGTGGCCGGATCTTTAATTTGGATTTTTGCGCTCGCGACTTGGCGAATCGATTTCAGATTGAAACCTGACATTTGTATTTCCTTTGAGGGTGAGAAAAATTGCCCGTGCAGATACTCGCCGCACCCTCAAAGTGCGAACGAGTACCTGTCGGTGCTGGTGCTGGCGAGTTAAGCCAGGCTGTCTTGAATGGCGATCGTGCTAGCTTCGTTGGCTGTGCCAGCGCCGCCTGCCGAGTTGAGCAAGGCTGTGAAAGGGAAAGTGCGAACAACACCACCCTCGCCATCTGCCTTGTCTGCGCCGCCGAGCTTGACGCGCGACATTGAGAACGAAATAAACTCAGCTGCTGCGTCGCCAGTGGTTGTCAGTGCAACTTGCAAGCCGAGCTCTGTTTCGCCAAAGAATGCTGCTGGCAAAACACCATCTTCAAAATAGGCGGTGAACTGGCCTGAAACTTTGACGCGACCTGCAAACTGGTTTGGCACTGTGTTAGCGCCTACAACTGGATCACCAGAGAACATCGCCTCAATATCAAAATTCAAACCAGTCACAGACGCGAGAGTCTGGCCGCCGACGCGCAAGACGCCGTTTACTGAGGCAAATACGCCTGAGCTCGATGCTGCTGTTGGGCTTGTGAAGTAGCGACTTGAGCCTGGTGTCTGGCCGTGATCTTTGCCGACAACATCTAAGCCGATCGTGCTCATGCCTGTAGGTGGCAATGCGATTGATGCTTTAGAGAATTTGCAACCAGCAAAAGTCTCTGAGCGCGAAATATCCGCATACCACTCTTCGATTGAAAAGCTCTTGTCAGTGTGGCCGCTTAAAGGGATAAAGGTGGTTTTGCCGGGTACCGAAACAGTAGCCGAGGCAATCGGGCCTTCTGCGACCAGAGCCGAGCCATTGAGCACCAAGACTGTCAAGGCCAAAGCGGTAACACCAGTTACAAATAAGTTTTTATTCAGGTTTGATGCGTTGAAACTGCCAGCGCTCAGACGCACAACTTGGCCGACTTTAATACCATCGGTCAAAAATGAACCGGCTGCACGAGTGACTGTGTAAGTTGGCGCTGTGCCAGCAACAGTGATGCTTGCGGAAACAATTGAAGTGACAGCTGCAAATTCACGCTTGACCACCGCGGCCAAGTAAGGCGCGTAAGAGCCGGGTGACAATTCGCCGTTAACCGTACCGCTCACGCGACGCACGCCATGACGCATATCTGCCGTTTGCAGATCGGCGCGAATCTCGGTTGATTCGTAGGTATCTTTCGAGAGGTTAAAGGCTGCGTCAACGCGACGCAAGAGCTGCGCGCCAGTAGCGACTGTTGGCAAGACGCCGTAAGAAGTCTCTTCTTTGATTGCAACTTGCTTAAATACACCTGATGCTTGTGGCATGATAATTTCCTGAAAAAATTGCCGTGAGGCGGACGAAAAAAAACCGCCTCATCGACGGTGTTGGTTGTTGGTACTTATTCGTACCAGTGAATGATGAAATCCTGACTTGCGTACCAAATACCGGCATCGGTGTCTTTTGATATTCCTGTACGCAAATCGCGTACAACCGAAACGATCAACTTACTTGCATACGAGCCGCTCTTTAGATTCATCGCAGCCATTACCGCTGAGAGCACAGAATCGACGCCTGCCGCGTCTGCAGCGAGAGCTGTGACTTGCACCCTGCCCATTAACAGCTGAGCCCCAAAGCTCGCGTTTAGCGTCATCACCGGGCTTGTGCTGATCGACTCGTACACGAGAGCTGGCATCGCCGAGCCCTGATTAAGTTGAGACACAGCGCGACGGGTTCCAACAAGGGAAGTCACGCCTGACACATTCAACAGTGCCGCTGTGATCAATTCCGCGCTCATCGCCCGACCTTTTTCAATTCTTTAGGAATTCGTTTAGTCATGTAGTCTGCAAAGGCCTTGATTGCGGCTGCTGACTTTGAATCAAAAGCGGTACGCATAAAAGGGCTCGGATGGATACCGGGGTGCGTCACGGTTTCCTTGGCCAGCCCTGCAAAAAACAAACTCTTGCGACTTTTTGGTTTAATTTCGTAGGGCTTACGCTTTGATTTTGAGCCCTTGCCTGCGTAAAAGCTGC